TAAAAACGGTCCACTGAGCCTGGGCGCGGAAGCGTCCGGGTGAGAAACTAAATGTTGATAGGACAACGCTGTCAACCTCCAGTGATGGACTCTCGTCCCTTTGTTGTCGAGCTTGAAAAGGCGGGCAGATACTTCGGTGTCTCTCGTACTCCTTTCGTAGTACTGGATAAAGAACTGTCGTCCTCTATCCGAGAACCGCGAAGCTTGCTGCGTTACCCCTCTTGCGTCAAGTGAGGCCTATAAGCGATCCCGTATGGGCGAGTGTATTCCGGTAGAATTCCGGAGGACTGCAAAGTCTACAATCCCTGAACTCGATCTTATAGGTGTAGCCTCTGACGTTAAACGATTAAGTATTCTATTCAAATTAATCCATGAAAACACGTTATAGTATTTCCTTGGAGAAATTTGGTAGAATGAGTAAGGTTAAAGACGTAGTTAAAGTGTTCCCAGTCTCCCTTCAGACGTTAAGTCTGACAGGGGGCCCACTATCCGTTGCATGGAAAAAGATTTTGTCTTTATCCATGGGGCGTATAGCGGGGCTGAGAAATAGACTCGTCATTACTAATAATTTTATAAAGTTAGTCTGTAGAATTTCTGATTCTAACGGAGCAAACTTCACCATCAAATGGTTGAAAGCTTGCTACGTCGCCCTTCAAAAGGCACAGGCTGGCGATTATCTTCCCTCTTTACGTACACTAGAGCCTGGGCTCCCTTTACCACGTTTGGTAAATGGAGTGCCTGCTTTCATAGGTCCTAAGGATAGGGCCTTGATAAGACAGGGACACCCTTCAGTGATCAGATTCTGGAGTAGTCTCCTTTCAGTTTATAGAGTTTTGCAATGCTCTTACAAGCTGAAAGTGAACACTATCACAGATCCGTTCACAGGGTGCGTCCATGCTCTAGAAGCTTGATGTAGAGTTGCCGAGCACAATAATGTGTTTAGTGCTCTGGACGGGTATAACCAATGGCGACAGCAGATGCGTATAGCACCGCAAGTCTTCCTTTGGGGACAGAAGGCGTCTCCGAGAAGTAAAGTAGCATGACACGGTATTCTTACCGAGTTATGTGATTTACTTCCCAGAGATGGGAGTGTGCATCCGATTATGAAAAACATGGAGGTTTACCTCGATGTTCTCCACTCGGCTGGACACAACACAAATGTTTTCCGTAAGAGAATAGAGGATGGGTGACAAGTGATAATGAACATATTTCAGTTCTATACATCAATTACTGATGTAGAGAATGCTAGAAAGTGTTTATTAGCCTTGTTCCCTATCAAAACTAGCTCTCGCGGGACATTTGGTCAGATCTCCCTGAAAGAAGAGGCAGCAGGAAAGCTGCGTGTCTTCGCTATGGTGGATAACCTGACACAGTCTATTTTGCGTCCTCTGCATGATGCGTTATTCGGTCTCTTGCGATTGATCCCTAATGATGGGACTTTCGATCAAGATGCTTCCGTTAGGCGATCTGCAGATAAGGCGTCAAAATACGGCTGTGCTTATTCTTTCGACCTTTCAGCTGCAACTGATCGTCTCCCCGCCGCGGTGTCTGCTAAGGTTTTAAGTAACCTTTCAGCTATACCGGGACTTGGAGAGGCGTGACTTCAGTTGTTGGTCGATAGAAAGTACTGGCTCAACTCCGAACAGGAGGAGCAGTATCAGAGTCCAGTCCAATATGTCCGTTACTCCGTGGGGCAACCCATGGGGGCGCTTAGCTCGTGAGCTATGCTCGCCGTTACACACCACTGGATCCTGCAAATGGCAGCTAGAAAGCCGTCAGAGCAATCGATCATAATTCAATCCCGCTGGGAAGATCGATATGAGATCCTGGGTGATGACCTTACTATCTTTGATAAAGACCTAGCGGACAGATATTTAATAATCTGTCGCCAGTTGGGGGTGGAAATAAACATGTCAAAGTCTATAGTTTCTCCTAGTAAACCCGTTTTCGAGTTTGCTAAGAGGACTTATAACTCTGGCGTGGATGTTTCCCCAATCCCTTTCAAGTCTCTCATTAATGCTTCACTGGCTGATTCTGTTGGATTATTCCTACAGAATCATGCTAAAGGTTTAGTGACAGGCGCTGGCCTATTCAAGCGTTTAGTTTCTCGTTTTGGTACTCCAACTCGTAAAGAGCTGGTCATGCCAATATTAGCCATTCTCGGGGCTCTTGTTTCAAAGAAACAAGTGCCGCACCGATGGTTAGTAGAATCACTGGTGGATCCAAACGATGATGAATTCGATTTTGACGAATCTTCATTGCAGGTTCCATTAGAGTCATCGATTAAATTAATATTGCATGGGCAACAGAAAGAGATGGCATATCCATTTAGTAATCAGGAGACTCGTTCAGAGTTCTTCGATGATTACGAAGATGAATTTGCTAACGTTGTGGCGAATCGGGCCCTATTACTGGCCCGTCGTCTAGAAGTGGACTATGACTCTGTATTGAGTCAAGTCGCTTCGAAGGCGGCACCAATCCGTGGAAGGATTGGTAGCTTCTTCGCAGCCGGGTTCTTCCCGAAAGTAGTAAAATGAGACGATCGTTATATTAATGATCGCCTCCGTATGGTCGAAGCTCAGGTGACCGGATTCATGGAAGAAAACTTCCTGAATTGGGACCGTGGTCTAGACGTAACAGAAGCAGTTGACGAGATTGAGACAGACCCCAAATTCTATTATAGAAGGGGGTTGACTCTTGATCACGCCAACGCTATGTTAGAACGTATAGAGGTGCTTGACTACCATTTCCGAATTGATAAGGTAAAAGATGAGAAATCTAAGCCGAATGCTATTCCTCGTGCTGAGGTGGTAGCTTCTTTAGGAAAGGTAATTAAGGGAACAACATCCAAGTATTGGTCGGTAATAAGGCCAGTCTAAACTAGTTAATGGTGGATAGATAAAATCATG